ATCGACGCAACAATAAAGATGTTTAGTGAACCCGCGCTAGAACTAGACCTTGATGTTCTGGGTGCGCACCTAGAAGGAGTACAAAAGAAGAAAGAACAACTGATGGCTAAGATTGAGGAGGACAGGAAAGCCATCATGAGTAACCCTAAGTTTGCCGAGTTACTACGTGCGCGTGGTGTAGTGCCACCAATGAAAATCAGCCCTACTACGGGTAAAGAAACCTTTGCGTTCGCTAAGTCAGACGAAGAGTTTAGAAAGCTACTAGAGCATGAGGATCAGTATGTGCAAGCCCTTGTGTCGGCTAGGCTAGGAGTAAAGTCCACCATCGAAGAGACGAGAACCGCACGTTTAATCAACATCGCCATGCGTGGAAAGCTACCCATACCACTACGTTACTACGCGGCTCATACCGGTAGGTGGGGTGGAGACGACAAGGTGAACATGCAGAACCTACCACGTAACTCCCCACTTAAAGATGCTATCTGTGCGCCCGAAGGATACACAATGATCGACTGTGACTTATCGCAGATTGAAGCGCGTACCCTTGCGTGGCTAGCCGGACAGAGAGATTTGGTTGAGGCATTTGATAATGGTGAAGATGTTTACAAGATCATGGCTAGTTCTATCTATGGAAAACGCGTAGAGGACATAGACAAGGGTGAACGATTTGTTGGTAAGACTACGATTCTTGGTGCCGGTTATGGTATGGGGGCATTGAAGTTTCAGACACAACTAAAAAACTTTGGCGTCGAGCTAGACGAAGAAGAATGTAAGCGTATCATTCATGTATATCGAGAAACCTATCCTTGGATTCCTATGCTCTGGCGAAGTGCGAACGATGCGCTAGAAGGGATTATGGACGGTGCCGGTGCGGTGTTAGGTGAGCATGGTGTGTTATCCGTAGAACCTAAAGGCATACGTCTCCCTAACGGTTTATATATCCAGTACCCCAACCTGAGAAGGCAAGAAAATGAAGAAGGGAAAGTTGAGCTTGTATACGACACACGCAGAGGTAAGACGCTTGTACCTAACCGTATATATGGTGGAAAAGTTATCGAGAATGTGTGTCAGGCTTTGGCGAGGATCGTCATCGGTGACCAACTACTTAAACTGGGTGGACGATATAAAGTTGTTATGACGGTACATGATGCTATTGCTTGCATAGTACCAAACGAAGAAGTAGAAGAAGCAAGAAAATTTGTGGAGGCAACAATGAAGGTGCGCCCTACTTGGGCACAAGAGTTACCCCTTGATTGTGAATCCGGTGTTGGTAAAACTTATGGGAGTTGTAAATGACTTTTGAAGATTGGAGTGCATATTATATTTTAGTCAAGAAGCATCTAAGCGAGGTGCAAGACTTGATGAACGCAAAGAAGTATAGCGAAGCACGGAAAAAAGCTATGGACTTATCGGTAGACGGACATCTCATGCGTCAGGCTATCATAATAGAGGAGGAGAAATGGAATCGGTAGGGGACTACGACTTTACACAAGACTGGTTTGAGTGGGCTGTACCTGTATGGACTAAGCTGTTTACCAATCTACCAAAAGATCGTAAGCGGGACATGCTTGAGATCGGCAGTTATGAAGGTAGGTCAGCGGTCTGGCTTATTGAGAACGCCCTTGTGGATAACGGCTTACTTCATTGTATAGATACGTGGGAAGGAGGAGAGGAGCACAAAGCCCAAGGTGTTGACATGAAAGCGGTTGAAGCTAAATTTGATTTTAATATCGAAAGCGCCAAGGCTGTAAACCCAACAATACAGGTATTTAAGTACAAGGATTTTAGCTATCGTGCGTTAGGTGCGTTGGTTAGCAAGCACAACAATGGCTTTGACTTTATATACATAGACGGTTCACACCAAGCGGCTGATGTGTTGATGGATGCTTGTATGGCATTCAACTTGTTACGGGTAGGTGCGTACATGTGTTTTGATGATTACCTGTGGGACACGAGGATACCGCAACTACAACGCCCGAAGATGGCTATTGATGCTTTCGTAACTATATTTGAGCCACGTATAAGAATCGCCCATATCGGGTATCAATACATAATACAAAGGATGGCGTGATGTTTTTCTTTAAAAAGAAACCTATCGTTTTAGATTGCTTTACTTCATTGGATAATGCGTACACATATGCAAAGATAGACTACTCCGCTAACTATATGCCTGAATGGTGGAAGCGCATGACATCGGAGTACAAACCTAAGGGTGAGTTTTTTCCGATACCTACTATGAAGCATTGCCGTGGGCTTATAGATTTATATGCGAGAGGAGCTACTTTATCCGCTTGGTGCGATGTAGCTGTGGAGATAAGTAAATTAGGTACAACTGATTACCGTTGGAATTTCACAGACCCAAATTATGCGGGGCATATACACACTACTGAACAGACTGGTTTTGGGGCTATTGAGTCTTTTGATACGAGGTTTGCGCATCTAAAACTAGTTTCCCCATGGGCTATTTCTTGTAAGGAAGCGTTTCCGTTTTTATGGCAAGAGCCTACATGGAACGACATTGAAAACTTTGACTATAAAGTCATGCCTGGGACGATAGAGTACAAGTACCAACATAACACTAACGTCAATTTAATATGGCGCAGAAAACAAGAAACTTACACGCGCTACATCAGGTTTGGGCAACCATTAGCGCAAATAATACCTATGTCTAACGATAGGAAAATTAAACTTCAACATCATTTGGTATCACAAAAGGAGTTTGAAAAGTTTGCGGCGCCAAGGCTTAAGTTTGTGAATGATTATGCAACCAAACGCAAGGAGCAAGAAAAACATGGAAGCAGATAAGCCACCGTCAATTATGATAGCCACCCCTATGTATGGTGGCATGTGTACTGGTAACTATATGGTTAGTGTACTCGGTGCAGTAATGAAACTGAAAGAGTTTGGTATGCCGGTTTACTTCTCCCAATTGACGAACGAGAGCCTCATACCCCGTGCCAGAAATGAATTAGTACGTAAGTTTTTAGACGCGGGGCATGACTACCTGATGTTTATTGACGCTGATATAGGGTTCCACCCCATGGCGATACCAGAACTAATAGCTTCTGATAGAGATATTGTATGCGGCATATACCCTAAGAAAGAAGTTTTTTGGCATGGTGTAGAGAAAGCGGCAAAGGAAGGTAAAGATAACCTGATAGATTACAGCGGGGCGTTTGTGTTCAACATGGTAAAGAACGAAGAAGGTGTTGTTGAAACTGACGATACAGGAGTATTAGAAGTCAGGCATGGGGGCACCGGCTTTATGCTAATTAAACGTACGGTGTTTGACCAACTTAAGTCCTACGTACCTACTTATAGGGTGTCATCCCATAGAAACCCAGAAACTAACGAGTATATAAAACCCTTAACCCATGAGTTTTTCGCTACAAGCATTGATTCTACGGGGGCTTTACTTTCAGAGGATTATCATTTCTGTGAGCTATGGCGTAAGCATGGGGGTAAGGTTTATGCGCATCCATTCATAAAACTACAACATGTAGGCACCTACGTTTACGAGGGCGATATCGTTAAATCAGGAGGAAACTTAAAATGACCGAAGCAAACAAGAGACAAGTCGGTGGCGATCACTATATGAATATGGGCGTACAGCCATGGAAAGCTATGGAGTCTTGGATGACTGATGAGCAAATAATCGGGTTCATGATGGGTAATGTGATTAAGTACGTAGCCAGATGGCAAGAAAAGAACGGTATCGAGGACTTACGTAAGGCATCTCATTATCTGGAGAAGCTGATCGAGGTGGAACTCAAACGGGGTGTGGATAAGTAAAAGGTACGTCTTGCGACCAAAAAGGTACGTCTTGCGACCACATTTATTTTGGACATGTGCTAGTAAATGACTTTACAAAAAAGTGCCATAAGGTACATATTGGGTCCGTTTTTTATACTAACTTGTGGTATAAAAGGCTTTGTTACTAACACATGAGGACGTACATGACCACTGCTTGGAGTTATTCATCAATTAAAACTTTCGATCAATGCCCTAAAAAGTATTACCACTTAAAGATACTGAAGGATATAAAAGATACTGGGA